CGGACAAGCAGAGCCGGGAAACAGCGCAGCAGACGTTTCGGCAATTTGCCTGGAACCTGGCGGGGACGCTGGCAGACAAGGGGAGGCCCCTGGCCAAGCCGCAGGGCAGGGCGGGGAGCAAACGCTGATGGCGGGGCCAATTCCCGTCGATGCCGATGGGCGCTTTGCCGGCTATGCCAGTGTGTTCAATCGGCTCGATAGCGGCGGCGATATTGTCTTGCCGGGGGCTTTTGCCAAAAGTCTCAGGAGCCGCGCGGGGCGCATTCGGCTGTTGTTTCAGCACGATCCCAAGGAGCCGGTGGGCTTTTGGGAGGAGCTGCGCGAGGACGCTCATGGGCTGTTTGCGCGCGGAAGGCTGGTGCCCGGGGTGCCGCGGGCGGATGCGCTCAAACGCCTGATCGAGGCAGAGGCTCTCGATGGGCTTTCCATCGGCTTTCGCACCGTGAAAGCCAGCCGGCAGGCGGGAAACCGGCTGCTGCACGAGATCGATCTTTATGAAATCTCGATCGTGACCTTTCCGATGATGGAGGCGGCGCGGATTGCCGCCCCCGTTTCGGCCGGCGCCGCCATTGCGGCTGCTACGAGGACTATCCGTAACCGATAGAAGGATGCCGACATGGATCGGATTGACGACGGCCTTGAAACCAAGGCCGGCGCGGGGACTGACGTTGCCGCGCTGTTCAGCGAATTTTCTTCCGCGTTCGAGGAATTCAAGCGCACCAATGACCAGCGCCTCGGCGAGATCGAGAAGCGCGGTTCGGCCGATGGCTTGCTCGAGGGCAAGCTTGAGCGGCTCAATGCCGTGCTCGACGGGCACAAGGCGGCGCTCGATCGCGTCAGTGCCGAGCGGGCGCGCCCGGCGCTCGAGGGTAAGGGTGCCCTGCCCAATGGCGAATACAAGGAGGCCTTTTCGGCCTATGTGAAGCGCGGCGAGGAAAAGGCGCTGCAGGTGGGCGTGGGCGCAGATGGCGGCTATGTCGTCCCCGCCGAGGTCGAGACGGAAATCACCCGTCTGATGACGGGCATTTCGCCGATCCGAGCCATTGCCGGTGTGCGCCAGGTTTCGGCCTCGGTCTATAAGCGCCCGATCACGCTGAGTGGACCGCAGACCGGCTGGGTGGGTGAGACGGCGAGCCGTCCGACGACCACGAGCCAGACGCTGGCGGAGCTGAGCTATCCGACGACCGAGCTCTATGCCATGCCGGCGGCGACCACGGCCTTTCTCGACGATGCGGCGGTGGATGTCGGCCAGTGGATTGCCGACGAGGTCAATGCGGCTTTTGCGGCGCAGGAGACCACGGCTTTCGTCAATGGCGATGGCACCAATAAGCCCAAGGGCTTTCTGGCTTCGGCGACGGTGGCGGAGAATAGCTGGAGTTGGGGGAACCTGGGTTATGTGGCGACGGGGACTTCGGGCGCGCTGCCGGCAAGCAATGGCAGCGATGTGCTGATCGATCTCGTCTATGCGCTGAAGGCTGGTTATCGCCAGAATGCCAACTGGGTGATGAACCGCAAGACGCAGGGAGCGCTGCGAAAGCTCAAGGACGCCGACGGCAATTATCTGTGGCAGCCTTCGGCGACGGCGGATGGCCGCGCCAGCTTCATGGGCTTTCCGTTGGTTGAGGCGGAGGATATGCCGAACATCGGGGCCAATTCGCTGTCGGTGGCGTTTGGTGACTTCCGGCGCGGGTATCTGATTGTTGATCGTCAGGGGGTGAACGTGTTGCGCGATCCCTATTCGAGCAAGCCCTATGTGCTGTTCTACACGACCAAGCGCGTGGGCGGTGGGGTGGCGGACTTTGACGCGATCAAGTTGCTGAAGTTTGGCGTGAGCTGAGGCTTCGGTTCACCCCCTCCCAGCCTCCCCCATCAAGGGGGAGGTGTCGCATCGAGTGCGTGATGCGATCCCGCCCAGGCCACTGACCTGCACCTCCCCCTAGATGGGGGAGGCTGGGAGGGGGTGATGGCGGGCGCCGGTGCCAAAACAAAAACCAAGGACCAAAACAATGACCTCCTATCTCCTGGCGGGGCCCGCCGAGGAGCCGGTTTCGCTTGTCGAGGCCAAGGCTTTCCTCAAGGTCGATGATGCGGCGGAAGACGGGCTGATTACGACGCTGATCGGGGCGGCGCGGCTGCATATTGAAGGCATTACCGGCAAGGCGCTGTTGGCGCAGAGCTGGCGGGTGGTGCTGGACGATTGGCCGGAAAATCGCATGGTGAAACTGCCGGTTTCGCCGCTGATCGCCATCACCGAAATCTCGGCGACGGATGGCAATGGGGCGAGCCAAGAGATTCCGCTCGATCAGTTCGGGTCGGAGCCGGATCGGCTGATCGTGCCGCGCGTGGTGGTCGGCATGCCGGCGCTGCAGGAGCGGCAGGGGGTCGAGATCGACTATGTCGCGGGGTTTGGCACCGAGCCCGAAGAGGTGCCGGCGGATTTGCGGCAGGCGCTGCTGGGGCTGGTGGCGCATTGGCATGAGCATCGCGATGCGGTGATCGTGGCGGGAGCGGGTTCGGTCGTGCCTTCGGGGTTTGATCGGCTGGTGGCGGCGCATAAGCGGGTGCGGCTGTGAGTGAGAAGATACCGCCGATCGGGACGCTGACCGATCGGGTGCAACTCAGGCGGCGCGAAAGCGTGGCTGAGGCGGAAGGTGGGCATGGGCGGATTTATGTACCGCTGGGCAATGCCTGGGCGCGGGTGCGCAGCTTGACCGGGCGGCAGGGGACCAATGCCGATGGGCGGGCGGTCGCCATTTCGCATGCGGTGGTGTTGCGGTTTCGGCCCGATGTCGGGCCGGGGGATCGCATCGTTTATCGCGGGCGCAATCTCGATGTGGTGAGTGCGGCGGATTTGAATGGGCGGCGGGCCTATCTGAGCTGCGCTTGTAGCGAGACGCAGGTGACGGGATGACCCATCCGATCGTGGCTTTGCAGGCGGCGCTGGTTTCGGCGCTGGAGGCGGATGCGGCGCTGACGGCGCTGGTGGGGGCATCAGGGGTTTTCGATGCGCCGCCGCAGAATAGGCCGGCGCCCTATGTGGTGATCGATAGGCACGACATAAGGCAGGTCGATGGCGATGGCACGCCGGGGCAGGAGCATCGCGTGCTCGTGCACTGCTGGGCCGACCGGCCGAGCCGCAAGGCGGCGCTGGCAATCGCCGAGCGGGTGATGGCGGCGCGGATGGGTTTGGCGCCGGCGGGGCTGGTGGTGACGCTGGCCGAGCATGTGCGGACCGAGACCGTCATCGATGCTGCGACGGGGCAGGCGCGGGCGGCGGTTTTGCTGCGGTTTCTTACCGAATAGCGAGGGACAAAATGGCAGCCCAGAGTGGCAAGGATATGCTCTTAAAACTCGACCAGACGGGGTCGGGGAGTTTTCTGACGGTGGCGGGTCTGCGCACGCGCAGCTTGGCGTTTAATGCGGCGAGCGTCGACACGACGGATCAGGAAAGCGCCGGGCGCTGGCGTGAACTGCTTACTGGTGGCGGGGTGAAGCGGGCCTCGCTTTCGGGTTCGGGCGTGTTCAAGGATCAGGCTTCGGATGGGCTCATCCGGAGCCTTTTCTTTGCCGGGACCATCCGCAACTGGCAGCTCATCCTGCCGCATTTCGGCACGGTGGAAGGGCCGTTCCAGATCGTGGCGCTGGAATTTTCGGCCGACCATGCAGGCGAAGTGACGTTCGACCTGTCGCTGGAAAGCGCGGGTGAAGTCAGCTTCACGGCGATCTGAGGGACCAATGGCAAATATTCATCGTGGAGAAATCGCCGCCGAGATCGGTGGCGAGACGAGGGTGCTTTGCCTGACGCTGGGGGCGCTGGCGGAGCTGGAGTCGCGTTTGGGCGCGGGGGATTTGGCGGGGCTGGCCGAGCGCTTTGCGGGCGGAAAGGTTTCGGCGCGGGATCTGACGGCGATCATTGGAGCGGGGCTGCGTGGGGGTGGCAATGCCATTTCTGATGATGAGCTGGCGCAAATGAGCGTCGAGGGCGGATTGCGTGGGGTGGCCGATATTGCGGTGCGGCTGCTGCAGGCGACGTTTGGGGACGCGGCATGAAACCGTTTCCTTGGGCGTCCGCGATGCAGTTTGGGCTCGGCGTGCTGAAACTGCCGCCGGAGGCTTTCTGGAAGATGAGCCCGCGCGAACTGGCCGCGGCCTGGGGCGCGGTGGCTGGTGATCGGTCCGGGCCGCTGGATCGGCCGGGGCTCGAGGCTTTGATGGCGAGGTTTCCAGATGGCAGGTGATCTCTTCGACGAGGATTTCAGGAACGAGCTGAGCGATGTGTCGGTCGAGATCAGGCGCATCCATTCGCTGGCCGATGGGGTGGCGCGGTCGATTTCGTCGGGCTTTCGCAGTGCGCTGATGGACGGGAAATCGCTGGAGTCGGTGATTGTCGGCGTCGGCAGGGCTTTTGCCGATATGGCGCTGAAGGCGGCGTTCAAGCCGCTGGAGACGTTGGCCGGCAATGCGCTCGAGGGGCTGTTTGCCGGACTCAACCCTTCGATCATTCCGCATGCCAAGGGCGGGGTCATCGCGACGCCGACGTATTTTCCGCTGGGTGGGGCGCTGGGGCTGGCGGGCGAGGCGGGGCCGGAGGCAATCATGCCGCTGGCGCGCGGACCCGATGGTCGGCTCGGTGTCGCCGGCGGTGGGGGCGGGGTGCATGTGACGTTCAATGTGACGGCGACGGATGCGCGCAGCTTCGCGGCGAGCGAGGCCGAGATGAGCGCGATGCTGCTCCGCGCCGTAAGACGGGGAACCCGGGGGAGCTGAGATGGCATTTCATCATGTGCGGTTTCCGCTCGATATCGCGCTGGGAGCGCGGGGTGGGCCGGAGCGGAAGACGGATGTCGTGACGCTGGCGGGCGGGGGCGAGCAGCGGAATGGGCGCTGGGCGCATTCGCGGCGGCGCTACAACGCTGGCTATGGGGTGAAATCGCGGGCGGATATGCAGGCGGTGCTGGCCTTTTTCGAGGAAAGACGCGGTCGGCTGCATGGTTTTTTGTGGCGCGACGGCATCGATCATTCCTCGGGCGGCGCGGTGCCGTTGCCGGGTGATCAGGCGATTGGGACCGGGGATGGTGTGAAGACGGGGTTTCAGCTGCTGAAACGCTATGGGGCGGCGTTTGATCCCTATTTTCGGCCGATCAGGAAGCCGGTTGAGGGTTCGGTGCGCGTGGCAGTGGCCGGGGTCGAGCGGACCAGTGGCTGGACGGTGGATGTGACGACCGGCGTCGTCAGCTTTTCTGTCGCGCCGGCTGTGGGGGCGGCGGTGAGTGCGGGGTTTCTGTTCGATGTGCCGGTGCGGTTCGATACGGATCGGCTCGATATCGAATGGTCGAGTTTCGATGGGGCCGAGGCGCCAAATATTCCTTTGGTGGAGATTTTGCCATGAAGGCGATTGGCGCGGGATTTGCGGCGCATCTCGACCAGGGAGAGACGACGCTGGCGCATTGCTGGCGAGTGTTGCGCACTGATGGCGTGGTGCTCGGATTTACCGACCATGATGTCGAGCTGGTGGTTTCCGGGACGGCTTGCCGGCCCATGCATGGGCTGGAGGGAGGCGAGGTGCCGGCGCGGCTGGGGGCGCAGGTGGAGACCGGGGAAGTACTCGGCATTCTGCACCACGACGCCATTGACGACGAGGATATTGCGCTCGGGCGCTATGATGGCGCGCGGGTCGAGACCTGGTTGGTGAACTGGGGGGAGCCGAGTCAAAATCTGCTGCTGCGGGTGGATACAATCGGCGAGATCGTGCGGGAGGATGGCACGTTTCGCGCCGAATTGCGCTCGGCGCAGGAGGCGCTGAACACAGTGCGCGGGCGGCTCTATCAGGGGCTGTGCGATGCCGTGGTGGGGGATGCGCGCTGTGGCGTGAACCTTACGGCGCCGGGGCGGTCGGGGATCGCGACGGTTGTGTCTGTGGTCGATCCGTTTCGGGTGCTGGTCAGTGGGCTTTCGGGCTTTGCCGAGGACTGGTTTGCCTTTGGCATGGGCGAGTGGTCTGGCGGCAAGCGGGTGGGCTTGAAGGACGCTGTGCTGACGCATCGCAAGGGTTCGGGGGGCGATCTCCTGGGCTTTGGGCAGCGCGTAGGCGACTGGGTTGTCGCTGGCGATGTGTTTGCCGTGACGGCGGGGTGTGACCGGCGGTTTACGACCTGCAAGGCGAAGTTTGGCAATGGGGTCAATTTCCGCGGTTTTCCGCATGTGCCGGGCAGCGACTATGTGCTGCGCTATCCGCGTGAGGGCGATGCGCTCGATGGACGGGCGGTGGTCAAATGATGACCGAGCCGGCGGTTGCAGCAGCGCGGGAATGGTTGGGTACGCCCTATCGGCATCGGGCTTCGACGCTGGGGGCGGGATGCGATTGCCTGGGGCTGCTGCGCGGGGTTTGGCGGGCGCTTTATGGGGACGAACCCATGGCGCCGCCGCCCTATCGGGCCAGTGTGCGCGACCCCGAGAATGCCGGGGCGCTGCGAGAGGCGGCGGAGCGGTTTTTGCTGCCGGCGGAGGGGCCGGTTGAGGCTGG